CGCAAGTTGCTGTTCGCCAATCGAATGACTTGCGGGTTGCTGAATGGCATTACTGGCAATACTCCACTTTGAGAGCGTAACTGATTGCGTCTTTGACGTGAGCATCGGTTGTTGCAAACTTTGCAACAACTGCGGCAATGTCTGGATTAATGGCCAGTTCGTTGGCGATGTCGGCAACGCTGGTGCCGTTGTCCTCTGTGCAAATGCCTTTACCCGGATGTTGCTCGGGTGCGTAAACCAGATGCGGGTAATCGTCCAGCCGTACGGCTCCAGGGCGGTGCAAAACACTGGCCTGCCCGGTAATCGTGATGTGGCTGAGGTCAATAAGTGCGTCACTCATCATGCGTTCCCGTCCGTCAAGGTGAATGTGGAAATTGTCACGGTCCCGCCAAGGCTGATGTTTGCACTAAAATTGAGCGTGCCACTACCAACCGCACAATCTAGCTCAATGTATCCGGTGGTTGCTGTGGATTCATAAAGGCGAGCATAGCCAGGTGTTCCGCTTGCGGCTGCGCTGGTGGTTTGCCATGTGCCAGACAGGGCTTTACTTCCCCCGCTGGCGTTCGCCATCCAGTCAGATGGCAAGGTAATTGTGGCAAGCAACGTGCCCGTAACAGCGTTTGCAACACCGGGAGCAGATCCGGTATAGATCTTCAAAACTGGGCTTGTGCCAATCGTGGTTTCGATCTGGTCCAGCCGTGCGTTTCGCAGGGCTGTGGATAGCTGGATGGCCATGGTTTACCCTAATTGACTTCGGTGGCGCTAACCAGCGTTTCCCGGTTGCGCTCATCGGTGTTGTTGATGTTGACGATGTTAAAAACACGGGTACCATACACAATCCGGTCATCAGGGCTAAAATTGATGGCGGCCCCGAGATAACGCAACCTGATTTCAAACTGTGCGTACCCGCGTTGCTGGTCTGCAATGGCTTGCTCATTGCCCTTGAGCGGTCGCAACGATGCCCAAAACGTACCCGCAGTGGTCCAGGTTTCGGTGGCTTGCCCGAAGCTATCGGTGGTTACCGTGCGTTGCTGCCATTGCACTCGTTTGCGTAATGGTCCTGCTCTCATGCGTAGTCTGCCCATGATTCTGCGTTAAGCAGCGCATCAACGCCAACAGGTAGCACGGCGCCCGCAGTAATGCCGGACTGCATCACAAAAGATTCTCGGTTTTCGTACCACCCGCCAATCAATAATTTCATCGCGGCCTTGATCGTTTCTGGTACGCTGGAAGCAGTTGCGCCATACCCGGCAACAAACTGGATAGTGGCGGCTGCGGGCTGGATGCGTGGCCATGGCCACAGCTTATAGGGGCTTGGAATCAATCGTCCTGGCTCGCCAGGTGTGAACAGGTAAGCAGAGGGGTCAACGGTTTGCGTGGTCCCGTACCAATCTACATACGTTAATGATGTGACTGATGTGGCGGTGGCAATGGGCAGCCTTATTTCGTTGTCAACCCTGGCCACGTTCCAATCAGGATAAATCACCCGAAACCATGGAAAGCCATCAATGGCCAGGCTCCAGGTTTGATTGATGAACGCACGATGCAAGCGGGCTTCGCACACACGCCTGGCAGCCACAATCAACGAGGAAATCAAAGCGTCATCATCGGTAATGTCCACCCGCAGATGTAGCTTGGCTTCTGCCAGCGTTACTGGTTCTGATGCTGGCCCGCTGATTAATGTAAGCTGGCGATGGAGTTGCATTAGCGAGTGACTGCCCTTTCGGCCTTGCGGTTTCGCTTGCTAACGGTGGTTTCTGGTTCTGGCTTGCGGGTTGGCGGTGCGGGTTCGTCTTTGCCAGCCTTGGTCATGCCATCAAGAACGCCTTGCAACACGGCCATTGATGCGGGCAGCATGCTGCTGAGGTGTGCAAACTGTTGAACGTCTTCTAGGTGGTGTTTTGCCATTCCTGTGCCTGCCAGAATGCCCCAGGATTTCAGGTATTCTTGCCAGCCTTCGGTGGCTGCAATGATCGGGTCAATGTGGTCAAAAAATGCTTTGGCTTGCTCTTCAAGCTTGCCGTCTGCCATGATGCGGCGGCTTTCATTCTCGCCATGATGGCACCAATAACCCACCAATGCCGGGTCACAAATGGCATTGCCGAGTGTGCCCAGTTCTGCAAGCACGGACCTTTCAACAAAAAGGTCTGAGTTGTGCGGGCAGCGTTTCAACGCTTCAAGACTTTGTGTGTTCCACCTGAACGCCACACCGGGCGACAAAGCAAAAGTTGTGTAGTGAGCGCAAGCAGCCAGCATTCCCCCATGTACCTCGCGGGGTGTGCCGAAAAGCAAATCCATTGGCACCATTGGCCCGCTTCCCTGGTTGGGGAGTGCGTTCACCCCGTCATGGCTGACAGCCAGGCGGGCAATCCAGACCGATGCGTTTGGAAATACGTCAAAGCTTCCCACGATGCGGCGGGAAAAATGCGGAGCTAGAACGTCGTCATCTTGCAGCCAGGCAAAGAATTCGCAGTCTGAAAATTCAGCAGCCAGACGCCAGTTTTCCCAAAGACACCTGGCGTTTTCGTGTGTTTTGACAATCTTGACCAGCGGATTTTGCAGGTAGCCACCGATAGCATTTTCCACGCTATCGTCACCGCTCTGGTCTGCAATCAAGATACGTGCGGGGAGCATCTGCCCCAGAGCAGAACGCACGGCCCTCGAAAGGAGAGCCGGGCGCTTGCCCTGAGTTGGGATACCTATCGTAAGCCTTGGGTGGCTAGATAGCATTGGCATGAGTTAGAACACCACCGTCTGAGCGACGTTCTGGCTGCGGTCGCTGGTTGGTTCATAGCTGGCAGGCTCGGCAAGCAACTGAATGTTGCCGGTCCATGAGCTGGTCGCCACGGTTGCCAATGCTCGAACATATTTCTTGACCGTGGGGTTCTGGTCAAGACGCAGTTCCAGCCGGGCAGCGGAGTTGTTGGCGGCGCTTGTAAACGTGCTGGTGATGCAGCTGGTGCTGCTGATGTCTGCCCAACCGGCATCAGATGACACGCTTACGCTGTTCTGTTGAAACCGAAAATTGACCGTGCCGCTGCCTGCCAGCGTGCCAATAGCACACTCAGCAGATAAGCGGTGAAGCAATGTGGTGTCAACTGAATCGCTCTGGTAGCTCCCCGCAGCACGGGGAGCAGAGGAAACAGCCAGTTGTCCAGCCAGCGCAACGCGCTGAGTAATATTCATGCGGATCATGCTAAATTAGCCCTTTCCAGGTGTTAGACTGACAAGCCCACAAAGGGCGAAACTGTAGTAGTGCCGTCTTGCAGGGTGATTGCTCCGTTAATCCAGGGCAAGCCACCTACGCGGTGAACGAATCGGTAAGCAATCTGGTTGTTTTGGAACTTGAAGTGTTCAGACACCGCAACTTCCATCGCTCGCCTGTCACCAACCACATAGTATTTAGGGTTGATGAAAATGAAATCGCCGTTGGTGTTGAGCGTGGGCAGCTTTTCGGTGACGTACACCGGACGCCCGAGGAGCGTTGTGATTGGTGCGCGTGCGCCACCGTCTGGAGTGTAGAAACCAACAGGCAACACGACACCGTTGGTGACGCCAGTCATCTGGAGGAATGCAGGCAACGCACCAATTGACACAACCCAAATGGCGTCATTCAGTGCCGAGGGCAGCATCTTGGCATAGACCTTGGCAGCGTCTGCCAGGGTAATGGTTGTGCTTGCGGCCCGAGAGCTTGACAAGGTAAACGCAGGGGCTTTAGTGATGCCGATTGGTTGACCGTTACCACTGCCTGCCAAGAACGAATAGTCTTCGTACCATGCCACTGCACCGCCAAAAAGGCTGTTAAGCAGAGCATCGACTGAGACGGCCGAGTTCTGAATTAACGTGCGGTCAACTTCGGTGTAGCCGGTCAATTCGTGAGCTGTCAAAACAGCCTGACGGAAGCCGGGATCTTTGGCGGTGAGGCTCGAAGCTTCACCGGTCCAGGTTGCCTGGATGCCACCGAAAAACGCGGTGTTCCCGGAAGTTGGTGCGGTAGTGTGGTCAAGCATGGGCAGCCGCACGGTGTCGGCGTCCATAGGCATGACCGTTGCGTTGGGCCTGATAATGCTCTGCTCAGCAGCGGCCCGCAGTACATTGGCGTACAGCGTTTCTGGCACCAAGTAACCACCAGACGTGCCACTGTTCAAGGCCATGTTTCGCGTTTCCGTTGGGCGGCTTGGATCGTCCCATGCCCGGTAGGAAGTGCGGTAACAATTGGCCAGCCGGTCATTGGCAGATTCGTAGGTTTCCCGAGTAACTGAGCGATCGTTGACAATGGCAATGTTTCGCAGGAAATCGCCAAAACTGTAACGCTTGTCGCCTTCGCCTTCGGTGGCTTCCAGCGTGCTGGTTTCCAAGGCGCGAGGGCGTGCGCCACGGGTTTCTGTGAGGGCTTTCGTGAGGTCTTCGCCAATGTTGCCAACCCGGCTGTAAAGGTCTTCGACCTTGCGAGCGCGGGCAAGCAGGCTTTCGGCTTCCGTCATCAAGCCATCAAAGCGTGTTTGAATGGCATCGCTGATGCCCTCAGCGTCTGCGGCGTGATTGTCAAGCAGCGTTTTGGCTTCTGCCTGGAGGCTGGCAGCCGCAACGCGGAGTTCTCGTGGAGTCACGAGCATGTCCTTTCGTCGGATAGTGTGGCTTCCAACATGCGAAGCCTGGCGCGCATTCGGAACACGGCGTTCCGGCTGCATTGCTCTGCTGGTGCGTCCGCAATTTCGGCTGGCGTCTGGCTGGCCAAAGATCGCATTGCAACCGATGTGTCTGGATAAGCCGGGTAAGTGACCGGCCCCACGTCCATCAATTCGGAAACTTCGCTGATACTGCGCGTGGGTGGCGTGTTGTCGTCTGAATTGCCGGGTGTCCATTTGTCTTTGCCAACGCGGAACGCAAAAGAGCATCCAGTCATATCACCGCGTTCAATCGCTGACACATAATGGTCTGCAAGTTGTGTAGTGGGTGGAGTGATGATAAAACCAAGGCCAAAATCGTCTTCCATCATTTCAAGCGTGCCATTGGTCGAGCGCCCAAGAATTAAGTTGGGATCATGATTGACCAATGCTCGCACGTCTACCGCACGGCTTAACACATTTGTAAAACTGCCCGGAAGGATGATTTCTCGAAAACCGCCAAGGTCTTCAGAATAAGAATTGAAAACCGCAGCGTAGCCACGGATGCGTTTCTTGCCGTCGCTCATGGTTTCCACCCGCATTTCTGCGGATTTGAGCGGTACAACGCGGGTTTCCACGTCCCTATGTGCGGGTTCTGCCCGCTGTTCCGGGCGCAGCCAAGCAAAGAGACGGTCAAACATAGTTGGCACTCCAAGCGCGTCCGTTCACGGCGGGAAGCTCAGCGCTTGAGTCTTCCTCAAGTAAGTTTGGCTCGTCGTCTGTGTCATCGGGCAGCGTGATCGCTGGCAGGTTTGCAGAGCTATCGCCGGCATCAACAAGGCTTTCCAGTGGCACGTATTGCCCCTGCACCAAAAACAGGTCTCCACCGTCCTCTGAGGCTATAGGATTTAACCCTTCACGCTCTCGGATCTCGTTTGGCGTGATCGCTCCAAGCTCTCGAAGAGTGCGATACATATCGCCCCGCGTTTTGCTATCGGCCCGCAGTAACACGCTGGTGTCATGGCACACAAAGTAGCCTTGACGGCGCTCTGCTTCGGTGAACAACTTGCGGTTTAGTTCCTGCTCAATGCTGAGGCACCACGGCAGAATTGTGGTTTGCAAGTAATCCAGGTTTGCGGCTTCAATGTTGCTCAGGTGTGAGTGACTGTAATCACCGATCTTGTGCGGTGGGATTCTGAACAGGCGAGCCACTTCCAGAACCTGGAACTTACGGGTTTCCAGAAACTGCGCATCTTCCGGGGGAATCATGGTGGAATTCCATTTCATCCCCTGTTCCAAGATGGCTGTTCTGGCTGCGTTTTCGCC